TAAGTTTTGTGCTCTCGGATATCTACCAGTTGCACTATGTTCACATGACATTGTGCCAGCACACCACGATCTTGCAATTCACTTGCAGCTAATTTTGAAATCACCGGACCCAAACTTACCAACAATGCTTGGCTTTCAAATGCTTCTTTGGGGATGGTTCCGGTCAATCCCCATCTTAGGGGAATCTGACACATGGCACCTGTCAGCAGGGTCTTGAGTGCGTCGGCTTTGGCCATGTGGCAATTTGCCACAACAGCTCCTTCGACAATATAATTATGATCATTTTCTATGTGTAAGTTGTACACTTCTGTTGGTTTGATGATTTTGGTTCGGTTAATTAGTTTCATATAATGCCTTTATTTTTTTTGCTGTTTTATCGTCAAATCGATTATAATCAATATCCAGAATCTGGGCTTGTAACCATTCTTTGTCAACTAATAACACAGTGTATCTGTTATTTTTTGCCCATTCATTGAGAGAATACATTTTTGCAGTAAACTTTTCACCCAAACATAATTCTCTTGGTTTAACTTCTATAACTTGTTTATTATGGTGGTCCACAAAGTCCACAATATACACATGATTCTCAGAATTCAGTTCATATTTTATTCTCAGTGATTCATATTCTGCAAATTCATTGATATATTGATACAATGCCTCCCAACTTGATCTGTAGGCCGTTCCGTCTAATGTTGCATCCCAGTGTGTGTTTCTATTATTACTGTTGGGCGTAAATGTTCCGGCTAATATCTTGGATTTCATAATCTGCGATCGCATTTCTTTATCAGCGTCAGACATTTTAACACCGTACATTCCATTTCCGGGACCGGAATTTTTTAGACTGATTTTATTTTTAACTATTTGAGACAGATGATCGCGAGTTCCTATGTTTTGACCCTTTGTTCCAATATTCCACGGTGTACCAGTATTGAGATTTTTTTTAATAGCATTGCCATGTTTTTTCTGTACAGCCCGGCCGCCAATGGCCGATAGCATTGCTCTAATTTCTTGTTCTGTTACATTACCACATAGCAATTTGTCAATATTAGTAACCCATAACTCTGTTTTGCTGTTTGTTATTCTCTTGACAAATCTATGTTTTTTGTTGTTGGTCCATGTGATTCCGCTTGATAGTGTTATACTATTGCCAGAATAATTTGTGATACGAATCAATTGCCCGTTCTTTTTCAATATTTCATTTAATATATCTATCATTTGCCGAGCAGTCTTTTTCATAAACACCTTTGCTTTAGTTATATGTATTTATGTTTTATTTATGATTTCGTGTGCATTGGTCAATTCATCTGCTCTCACCCATCCAGTATCAGTTAGAAACTTATGATTTCCGGTGACTCGTATTTTATTCCCATTGTCAAACTCTAGCTCATACATTTTTTCGCTGGAGGATTTGGCTAAATTCACATGCTGTTTAACCACAATATCAATCTTAAATTCTTTTGTAGTTTCGGCATAGTTGATAACTTTGTCACCTGATTTGATATCTCTAATAGGCACATATCCAGTTGGGGTTAACACCCTGCTATCTGCTGAAAAACATTCATCCACTATCACACAAACAACATCTGTCAGGAACTCTTGTATGGTACATTCGCCCATACCATTCTTGGTATTCTTCATGAGATTGTTTAGGCTTTGCCAAGTGCAGATGGTATGACTGCGACCATATTCTTTTCTGTCACCAAAGTACACACCCACATCTAGTCCCATGTTGATGTAGTCTTTTTCTGTTTGTGTCACAAGACTCTTGTTGGGCACAATAACAATGCTGCGACCATACTTGCTGACTGCATCACTCAGTACCGCCGTCATGATAGTTTTGCCTGCGCCTGTTGCTACTTCTTGTAGGCATTGTGGATTGGCTAAAAAGTTGTTCACAATCTCCACTTGATAGTCTCGCATGGTGATAGGTTGGCCTGCCATCTGATGATTTGCCGGCCACATCTTGTGTGCATAGCTGTGTTCGTGTACTTGATCAAATTCAAATGTTGTGGTATAGGTACGTTGATCATCCAGCTCAATGTCATAATTGTGTTTGTCTAGTATGGGCAAGATTTCGGGCAGTAAATTTACATAAGTGCTGCCGCCCAGTTGAAAGTATGCCACCTTACCGTCCCATCGTCCCAGTCTCACTGCTGGTAGATAACGTGCATAAGGCACATCATATTTGAACTTTTTTACTAGATCCCTGCGAGTGTCAAGATCCAGTCCTTCAATCTTGATATTGACTTCATCTCGTATGGTTATTGTTGCTTTTTTCATTTGATGTATTGTGCCAGTTCTGGAAATGTGTTAACAAAATTTAAATTGCGATATTGATCATGTTGATGTAATCTTTTACAGAATTCGTCAAATTGATTGCCACCATTCATCATTGACCCTGCCCAAGTTCTAACGTCATCATGTTTGCTAGTCAATAGCTGTTGCTGTATTAGATTTCTAGCCGGATCCGACCATACTTCGGGTTTCATATGATCAGGATAATGCACTCTGCCTAACCAAGGATTGGGTAAGCCTATAGTTTGACACCAATTAAAAAACTCGTCAAGATAAAAGATATTGTAGGCACTGACTGTATGGCTTACACTGAGTTGTAGATTGTGTATTTGTTTTTCTTGTTGTATATATCTAAGGACATTATTTTCAGTATCATTCCACACAGCCGGATAGCGTATGTATTCGTATCTTGCTCCTATGCCATCTATGCTGAGTTGTATATCAACTTCGCTAAAATAACTCCACAATTCCCACCATTCCGCGTCGGGGAATATTGTTGTGTTGGTTGTGTAGTGTAAAGAGATATTGGCTGCTTGCTTAGTTTGCACATAGTGTGTTAGCAGTTTTTTCTGTTCTTTAATTCCACTTAAAAATGGTTCGCCTCCGGGTATATCTAAATGTATAATACCTGGGGCTTGTGATAAGAATGTTTCTATAAAATCATGTCGATAGAATTTTACATGTTGAATATCTTGATTGTATACCTTTAGATATTCATCATGCCAGCGACTACTGCTATAGCTATTGCAGGTGATACATTTTAAATTACAAGTATTCCCAAATGCAATGCTAGCAGTAATCCATTGCTCACTATCAAGTTGGTACTGTGCAAAATGCTCCTGCCATCGATCATGATCCAATTGTCTTTTGCTTTTTACATTGTTTTGTTCGTCAATTCGGCAACGCACACATCCTGTCGGCCATTGATCTTTTACAAACTCTTGTTTAATTTGCTGTAGAAAGGCACTGCCACTGTATTCACTAAGTGAATGAGTTTGCAAATTAAATGGTTTATCATTGATGTCAGGAACATACTTGCAGCACGGCATGATGTCACCTTGCGGGCTGATGTCTAAATTAGTCCAAGGAGCATAACAAAAAGGCATAACATATATAGTAACATATACAAAAGAAAAAGTCAAAAAAACAGGCACCAAAGTGCCTGTATAAAAGAGTCGCCGGGCTAGAAAAACTTTGGCGACTCTGTTCCTGAGTTAACCCCAGAAATTTTACTCGATACGGGTCTGAATTTGAAACCCGGCTTCTGCAGCCTCGTCAGCTTCGTATTTGGTATCCACAGCATACAAAAACAATTCACCATCCCAAATCTCGTACATACAGTTTCCTTAAAACATCAAATTCAATATCTTGGCCAACTCCCATGCGCTCAGGCATATCCAAAACCAGCCGAATGCATTTTGCTGTTGTTCAAAACTGCCTTTGGCCAGCCAGCCTTGCAACAACATAAACAACACTGACCAATCCAGGGCACTCATACCCTTTACACTGCTTTCATGCAAGTGGTCTCTGCAAGACGCTTCCAGTTGCCTTCGCTGAGTTTGCGCAGATCAGCAATTTTCAATGCCATACGCAAGCTCATCTCACGTAGACGATTTTGATTCTTGTCCATGAACTCAATGATTGCGTCTTGAGTTTCAGTTTCGAACTCGTAGTCCTTAAACAACACACCGTCTTTTGCAATTTGACGAATACGCAAGATCTTGTCACGCATGGTATCCAGAGTCAAATCCAGATAGTGGCAGCGACTTTGCAGTGCATCCAGGTGATCACGCAGCTTCTGCGATTTCATTGTTTCAAACTTCAAATTGGTGATAAAAATCACGCTGCCTTTGAAGTCAAATTGATCTGGGATGCCTTCACGACGCAGTGTAGAACTCTCAGCCAACCAAGAAATCTTCCGCTTCTTGCCCGAGTCCAGGGCACCTTTCAGCAAGTTCAATGCAACGTCGTCAACGAGAATACTGTCGCAGTCATCAAACACCAGTACACAGTTCTCATCGCTGTACTTGTAAAGAGTTTGATACAGACCAATAGGAGTTGCGGAACCCTTGACAACTTCTGCACGAAGACGCTTGCCTGCAATCTTGTCAAACAGTGTGGCCTTGTCAATTTCTTGCTCAACACCAAAGCTCTTGCCCACGCCCGGGGGGCCGCTTACAATCATTGCACGGATGTCACCACCAATGGCAGCTTTGGTCATTTCAGTGAGAATTTCAAAGCGCTCACGGATACGATCCATTGCAGCTTCTTCAGTTTCTGCCACAAACGATGCCACAGGCACTGCGGGTGTATGTACGCTGTCACCATTCACCATCTCGTAATCAGAGATAGCATCAACACGGATGCGAACAGCAGCAGGGAAGTTGGGAAAGTGTCCGTCATTTTGCACTGTGACAAAGCCGCCTTTGGCACCTGTTTGGAACCCGCTGATCAGCGTGAAGCTTTGGTTTTTAACAGATTTGCCGCGATACTCACCGCGAATAATACGAATTGCGCTCATGGTTTCTAGCCCCGTTTTGTTAATATGCCACTATTGTAGCAGTTGTTGAGATACCAGTCAACTCCTTTTTACAGGATTTTTCCAACTTTTTTTGCAAAAACTGTGGCTTTTTAGCCACATTGTTCAGCAGTGTTTCTGTTGGTATCTTTGTTGACATGTAGATATTGTAGCTGATCATGCAATACTGGTCAACCGGTCTAGTTCAGCGCCAGTGTTGTTTTATCACCCCATCATGGATTTCATGAGGTTTAGGATCACCATGAAATACCAACACACTATTGCCGGAGGCTAATGTTGTACCAACTCCTGGTTGGTGATAAGTTTTATTTTTAAAATTCATTCCGCCATCCAGCGCAGTCCAGCGCCAACTTACAATTCTTCCTGGGTCAATGAATTGGCGTTTTTCCGGAGCAATCACTGTGGTAAGATATTCCTGATCACCACCATGTTGGTATCTATTGGCTATTTTGTTTGCTCCGTTTTGTTCAAAGTTCGACCAGACATGTGCCCATTTAGTGGTATCCCAATACATCACAGATGAGTTTAGATTTTGTATATCCGGTCTCCACAAATATCTAAAATCTTTTATGGTCCAAAAATAAAATGGACTGAGATCTACTATCCAATCTATATTGTCCACAATCACAGTATCTAGGTCAAAGTACAACAATTGCCCAGAATGGTGAGCAGGATTAAACATCTGCATTTTGTACCACCAGCTGCGTTTGCGGCCACTTATGCCTGTCCATTCTGTTAAATCATGTCGGACCATGTGTGGTGGCACTGATCGACTGGCTTCGGTATACACATGCAATCTAGCACCACGTGACAAATGGCGGTTTAACATGTTGTAGAGTCGATCCACGTAAGTGAAATCATACCCGTTGCCATGTATCACGCAGGCACAATCCACTGGATCCTGCGCTGTAAAAACTGTGGGTAGTGTGGGTGGTGTGACTGGTGCAGGTTCCTGTTTCCGGGCACGATGTGCAGATCGTGCCGCACGATGCAGATCTTTTTCGGCTTGAGTGGCCATGTCAATCCACTGGTGGATTATGCCAATAACTGGGATATCTTTTGAGAACGGCCTGTACCGCGTCAGGATATCGAGTATCTACCACATGTGTAGTGGCTTTGTGATTTATGGCTGCAATAGTATCTTTTCTTTTGAATGCCTGCAACATCTCTTCAGGATCTCGGTGCTGGGTTTCTATACAACTCACTACCTTGTTGCGTATCATCTCGTCTGACCCCATCCAGGTCCAGTGCCAGCCCACATGCGTCTTTAATCCCACACAATGATTGCGATTCTTGCGTTTGATGCTGTCGCCTTTGTACAGTTCGTGCGGTGTATCAAACATGCGTCGGCGTGCTACTACACTACCTTTCCATCCACGCTCGGCCCGTTGATCAAACCGGTACATGTACATCTCAAATCCGCAACTGACAGGTCGATCATG